GAGCCGCTTCAAGCGGCCAGTCCAGCACCTGATCAATCGTTAGCGAGACATAGCGATACGAGACATCACTGGGATAGATCGTCGTGCCGCCGAAAGTATTGGTGTATGTAGTCACGTATTAAGCCTCCCGGCGATTCGTCGAGCGGTCCACGATCTTCTGTAGATCTTCGCCATTAAGCGCCGCAAGCGACCGGTCATAGTAGGACTGCCACAACTGCACCCGCTGATCGTCCTTAATGAAAGGCGTAGCCTCCACAAGCGATCCGTACAGCAGCAGATTCGGAGCAAACTCGGTCAGCCAGTTGGTCTGGTTTGTGTCGTCCAGCAACGGCGGCAGTTCGTAATAGAGCACTTCCAGCGGATAGTTGGCATCCGGAGTCGGTGCAAAGATCCAGTGCTTGTAGTCGTAGTCCGCATAAAACTGCGGGCCATCCGTCTGAGTCTCGTTCGGCCAGTAGGAGCGGATGTACTCGTAGGCGCGGGGAAAGATCGGGGTGTGGGTATTGTTCCCAGTACCGGTGCCGTAGTTGATGCTGATGGTGTCGCGCCACCGATCCGGCTTCGGGTAGACCGCTACCCCGGCTTGCATGACACTATTGACCACCGTCTGGAAGCCTTGGATCTTCAGTTCACGGGCGATCCGCCGCTCGGCCAGCGTAATTAGCCGGGGAATCTGCTCGTAAACAATAGGGTCGGTCGCACCACCGCGTTCAAGGTAGTTGCGGATGTCCGACTGCAAACTGGTAAATGTCATCGACGCAGGCATAAACCTCTCCTAAGTCCCGCGTCTTACCAGTCGGGCAAGACTATTTGGGCGCAATTATACCTAATTTACGACAAGTATACCCTCTGTTCGTCCAGACGGCGCTTGACGAGGCCGGGGAGCACCTTGCCCGCAGCCTTGGTCCACTTCATAAATTCTGCCGCAGCCCCTTCAAAGTCGCCTCGGTTGGTCTTCATCCGCAGCGAACTACGTTGCAGATTGCCAAGGCCCACGTTGAAGGAAAAACTGACCAGAGCATCGAAGACTCCCTGACGGCCAGCAGCAGCAGGGCAAAGTCGAAGAACACCACGCTCAAACCGGCCAAGGTCTTTAACCAAAATAGTATCAACCTCTCCCATAGAGAGGACGCGATCCCAGCCTGCGGGTATCGGTAGATTCTTCCGCTCCTCATACTTCACCGCAGCGTGAGTAGGGTCAATGACATGGCCGACGCCGACAGTCCAGATTAACGCCGGACATTGGTAAGGGCGTAATTTGATGCCCTCGTGGTGACAAATCATCCGTATTGCTTTTTCAGAAACTCGCATGCCTGCACCTGTCAAAGTGCCATCGTTTCATTCCGTTACATCGTCCTTGTTTGCCACAATGAGGGCAAATTAAAACAGGCATGTTTTGCGCTGCTGCCGCTAAACGAGATTTGTGTTCTTTTGAAAATACAACCTTTTTACCAAACATCGGATTCTTACTACCAAGTTTAGCAATAGATATGTTTTTACAATGAATCTCCGGCCTTTTCTTACCTTTCGGATTCGGGGGGATGCCTCCACCAACACAGGTATTCCATCCCATATTTTCAAACGGACGGAGCATTTTTTCTAAAAACCGCGCAAGATCTTCATCAAGATCCGACGCAATAACATCCATACATAGTTCGTCGCCATATTTCTTAATGGCTTTTGACAGATGACTGTTACGGGTCTTTGCCGCAGTTTTGTGCTGGCAAAATCTAACAGCAGGGTTTACGCTGATCCCAACGTACCCTTCATCAAGCGCAAGGCTTGATCGCTTTCTGATGTGATATACCGCTGTCACTTCTTACTAAACGCCTGTGTTCCAAACCAAAACGAAATTATACTGCTTAGGATAAGCATCTCGTCCTCAGAGAAGACGTTTTCCAGCGCAATCGCAAACGGTACGCCTTGGTTCCACGCATACCACATGCCAGCCATGTTGATGACAACCAACTCCAGCACAAAGATGTAGGTGACCACCGGTCGAACCGATGCCCGAAGATTAATCATCCACTGGCTCGCGCCCTTGCCGATTTCAATGTCGTGCTGGTACAGGGCTTGACGTTCTTCGCCAGCCGTCTGCGTCTGGATCTGCTCCAGCTTGATTTCTTCGACGCGAGCCTGAGCAATGAAGCCGCGTTCAGCCAAAGCTAACTCGCGCTCCTTCTGCGCAGCGACAAGAGCCAACTCATGCTTCTTATCCTGCCGGTCCTGAAAGATCTCAAGAATCTTCGGCAAACCGCCCGCAAGGAACGAGAGGAAAGTACTGATCATGGTCATCATTTGTTGCGCTCCTCCATCAACTTGACCCGCACCTGCAAGTCATGGATGTCTTCCATCAGATCGTCCTTGAGTTCCTGCCGCTTGGCCGCGCTCAACGGGCTGTCGGTCGGCACGCCGTCTTCGGTAATCAGGATCGGAACCTTCGACTCGATAGCAATCAAGCGGTTTTGGAACGAAGTGATCTCGCCCAGCAGCCAAGCCACAGCAGCAAGCAAGACCGGGAACAGCATGTCCACGACCTTTTCCATACTGAAACTGGGCTTCTCTTCGCTCATTTGTCGGCCTTCTCATCCAGCTTGTCGAAGATCTTGCTAAGCATGTTCTTGATGTCGTCTATGTCGCGTTGGTACGTGGTTTGAGTCACATACGTCAACGGCATATTGCGAACGTCCTTATCCAAGCGTTCAATGCTGCGCGTGATCTGATTAAGCGACCAGCCTCCGAAGAACGCCGCTACGCCGACCACGATGTTAAAGAGGATTTGAATTTCCATTACGGCTTCTCATTGTCTTGCGCCGGAGTCATCATAATTAGAACTCCACCCAACCAGTGATGATGTACTTAGCGTCTTTTAATGGCGGATTCCCACGATGAGTGTGGGTGTATCCAGCAGGCCACAACACAGCCCGGCCAGTAACAGGTTTGATACGTCTGCTCTGATACAAAAACTCTGTCTCACCGCCGTCTTCGATGTCATTCAAATAGACCATAAACGCCAAAAGTCTATCTCGCTGAATGCGGGTAATATCCTCACAGTGCCATACGTGATACCCCTCTTTTGGAAGAGTTCGCTGTATTTTAACTGTGTATATTTTGTGGATCTCAGCGGTTTTAAGTATTGAAAACTTTTCTACATATGGCGCGTAGCAGGCTTCCCAAAACGCAGTATTAAACATGCCGCATTCAAATTTCATATCATGGTTGTGATAGAAGGATGCGCGGTTGTAGTCGATAGATTGGTCTGCCCCTACATGAGCTTCACGGTTAAATGCTTGCGAACGGTTGTAGGAGTACCCGTTTGCATCAGCCTCTTCAAAGTGCTTGATCCAACTATCGCAATACTCTTTACTAAAAACTCCGTCGTACAACCCGATAAAATCGTCTGATATTTCGTACTGAAGAGACGGATACTTTTTAGCCAAGTGTTGTTTCAGACTTGGCGTGCCGCACAAATTAAATGAATCAGCCATTAGGCACGCTCGTTCGGCTGCACCGGCGCATTAAGAATTACGTAAGCCCTACTAGCTTTATTTTCATCATCAACAGGCCCTTGCAGCAGATTCTTGTTAACCAGCAGACTGATACCGTCCACGGTGCGTGGGTCTTCTAAATTAATTATGTTAGCCGCATAGAACCGATCCAACCAACCTTGCACTTCTACATCAGTTTTAGCAGCAGCCAGAACACCAACGTATTCAGCGTCAGTAAACCGGGTAATCATCGCAAGCTTAGTAATGATTGGCGGCAAGGGAGGTAGTGGCGGTTTAGGCCCGACCAATACCCAACGATCAGGATACTGCTTCTGAACAAACTCTTCAGTAGCAACAATATCCCGCGTAGAGCCGTCAAGCTCAGTGACTTTGTATATTTCGCTCATGTTTTAAGTCCCAAGGTATGAAATCTGTACAAACGATGTACCACCAGAACCCGCAGTCCAACTTCCGGCTGAGCCACCAGTACCGCAAGCAGCACCGCCACCTCCGCCACCATAACCACCTCTACCGCCCGTTGCAGCACTACTGGAAGACCCACCACCGCCACCGCCGCCAAATGCGCTAGTACCTCCGGTATTTCCAGATCCTCCACCCGCGCCGAAGCCCCCAGTAGTGTTAACACCAGAAACACCACCTCTTCCATCAAATACCAATCCAGCAACAGTGGTCACGTTACCCATTGCACCGCCTTGTTCAAGCGCGCCGAAACTGCCGGACGGAAATAGTGCGAAGAGATCACCTCTGTATTTATTGTAGACGTATCCACCGCCGCCAGTAGTAACCGTTGAATCGTTTCCACCCGTGCCTGCACCGCCACCGCCAGACGCGGTAGCAGCCTGTGAAGTAGTGCCACTACCGAACACACCGATAGCACCGCCGCCAGTCGAAGTACCAGTAGCACCTGCACCTGTAGCTATCCCGCTACCACCGCCAGCCCAGTTAAAGTCACCGCCCGTGGCATTACCGCCGATAGCAACACTAGTCGCACCGTATGCAGCCCATCCACCGGAACCAGCGTTACAAGTGATGCTTACTCCGCCACCTACAACCGTAGTGATGCTTCCACTGACTCCATTTGAAGTAGTGTTTGTGTCACCCGTAGGCCCAGTGCCGCCAGCACCGAGCGTAATAACAACAGTGGCTCCTGAAGTTATATATGCAGTTTTAAGTGCAGAGCCACCGGCACCGCCGCCAGAAGCAGCATTGACGTTGTTATTGGCTCTACCTGAACCCGCGCCGCTACCGCCAGCACCAATTACATAGAATTGATACCAGCCAGATATACCGGCGACCCAAGTAACGGACGAAGTATAGGCTTCGGTAAAAATTGGATAGCCCGGCACGCCCGCAGTAAATTGACTAAAAACGCTCATGCTAAAACCCATCCTTCAGTGTTGTCAGTGAAGCGAAGCTGTGCTGAAGCATAAGCAGAGTTCAAAGTTAAATCTTCAGCAAGACCTTGAATGTTTTTACCGTTTCGTGCGACCACGTTTGTAACAAGTCCGTTGCCTACGGTTACATAAATCGTATCGCTGATCGTTGGCGAAGCCGGTAGCGTCACGGTTGCAGCAGTTCCCGCCGTAAGAACGTAGTGAAAGTTAGCTGCTGTTGTGATTGCAGTGGAAGCTGTAACGACGACCGCCGGAAGACCACCGCCCGATGCCGCAATCGTGATGCTGCCCGTAGCGTTCGTTACGGAAATTCCGGTGCCCGCCGTCAGCGTGGATCGCGTCAGACCAGAGCCGTTACCAATGAGTAGCTGCCCGTTGGTCGGAGTGCCGCCGTTGACATTCGTGATGGTGATCGAAGACGGGTTGGTACCTAGTTCAACGACCGCACTCGCGGAAGTCATCGTGAACATGCGACGGTCTGCCGTGTTGACAGCAACCTCAACACCACCCGCCAAGTTGGTCAGGTTAGCCGTTGTTGGGACCGCGCTCGCGGTATCGCTTTTCTTCAAAAGAATCGTGGGCATTAGTAGGTGCCTCCGCTAATAGTTCCCGTGGAATTGGTCAGGTTCACGAGAACACTGCTTCCAATCGAACCGCCAGTTATTGAAACACTATTGGCATCTTGGGTTGCCATTGTACCCAAACCCAGCGCCGTTCTAGCGCCGGACTGAGAAGAGGCTCCAGTGCCGCCGTTGGTAATGGCCAGCGTGCCAGCCATCGTAATCGTGCCCGAGCCAGTAACCGGACCGCCGCTAAAGGTTAGTCCAGTTGAGCCGCCAGCCACATCAACGCTGGTAACCGCAGCCCCAGCAACCGCCCCAACCGTAAAGCTCGGGTAGGTTCCGGTGACGTTGATGATGCCGCTGCCAGAGATGATGACCGTCTGATCTGGGGCCGTGTTAGCAAGCGTGATCGACCCAGTGGCGTTGGTGACCGAAACCCCAGTGCCAGCCGTGATAGCAGCCAGACTGAAGTTAGAGCCATTACCAATCAGCAACTGGCCGTTGGTCGGAGCCGATGAGTTCCCAGTGCCGCCATTGAGCACGCTGACCGGAGTATCCAGCGAGAACGTCGTCGCCGTCAGGCTCAGGCCGTTGCCAGCCGTGTAAACCTGCGAGTTGCTAAAGAGCGAGAACGAGATCGCCGTCGAGCCGAAGGTAATGGTTCCGCTATTGGTGTTGACCCAAGCAGATCCCTTGTTGTTCGTGCCGCCAGTCGTGAAGAAGTAGCTACCCGCGTCCAAGCCAACTGTTGACTGCTCAATGTAGGTGTTCGCATCCGAAGAGCGAGTCATTACATACTGGGTGCTGGTGCTACCGGCATTGGTCACGACATAGACGCCGTTTCCAACCGGGTTCGAGCAGTCCTGAATCAGCACGCGAATCGTTGCAGAGGCTACGGTGCCGTCAATGACCAGCGTCCCGTTAGCAACCGAAGTCAGCGTGGCGCTAACACCAGCCGTGCCGTTGTTGTACGTGTCAGTACGCGAAGACCCCGGCGAAGTGGAGAGAACCACTGCCTCGTGATAGTGCAAGCCCGTGCTCGCAAGGTCATCCACGTACTGCTTGTTCGCAGCATCAGTGCCAGTGTTAGGCGAATTGACGTTGCTGATAACGCCAGAAGCGTTGATCGTAATGACCGAGTTCTTGAGGAGCTTGCCGGTAGCGCCGTCAAACAACGAAATAGCACCGCTCGTCGCACCAGCCGGACCCACCACATCAGCCGTCGAAGTATTGGTTACGGTGAAGCTCGGGTAGGTTCCGCTGACAGAAATGTTGGTGCCAGCAGTCAAAACGACCGTCTGATCCGGTGCCGTGTTGGCCAGCGTAATGGAGCCAGTCGCGTTTGTGACCGATACGCCAGTGCCAGCGGTCAGCGAAGCCAGCGTGTATCCAGCGCCGTTGCCAATGAGCAACTGACCGTTGGTCGCCGTAGCGCCAAGCCCAGTACCGCCTGCGGTGATGTCAAGCGTGCCGCCCAGCGTCAAAGTTCCCGCAGCCGTAATCGGACCGCCAGAAAGCGTCAGGCCAGTTGTACCACCATCGCCATCAACACTCGTGACCGTACCAGCACCGGCAACCGCACCCCACTCAAAACTAGAGCCGTTCCACTTGAGGAAGGTGCCAGCCGAAACAGGGGCAATGACAAAGCTGGTCTGATCGGTTGCTGATTGATAGACAACCCGATTAGCAGCGCCACCGTTGAGACGATTAGCAGCAGCAACCACCAGCGAAGTAGTTGATTCCCACGACGGCGGTGAAGAACCATTTGAGAAAAGAATCTGCCCCGGAGAGCCAGCACTCGTCAGGCTAATGTTGGTTCCGTTGCTGACGACGACAGCGCCTGCAACCGGAGCCAAGGCGGAGCCAGTACCGCCGCGCCCCATTGGGAGAACGCCAGAAGTCTGACTGGAGTCGCTAAGGTTTAGCGCCGGGTGAACGTGGTCCGCTCGTGCCGGAGTGCTTGCAGTGCCTACCGTTGCCGATCCCAAGGCAGAGGGGATCGTGCTCGAATAAGCAATGTTCAGCGTGCGATCCGCCGACAGATTGCCACCGCCAGAGAGTCCTGTTCCGGCTACGATCTGACGGTTGTCCGGAACGTAGCCCGTGATGACGAGCGGTGTCGTGCTGACGTTGGTGACGCGGCCCTTGCTGGTAACCGTGATAACCGGAACCGCAGCGCCAGATCCATACGTACCAGCAGAGACACCAGTGACATCCAGTTGCTGCTCACCGATACCGTCGTTGGCAACCGCAATCGTCAGATTCGCAGAAAGTGAGCCACCGCCCGTCAGTCCAGTGCCGGTATCAACACGACGCGAAGCCGGAACCTCGACGTTACCTTGGATCTGGCTGAACTGAACCTTGTAGGTCGTACCCGAAATAACAATCGGGAAATAGCCAGCCGGGTCCGCAACCGGAGCCTCGGGCAACTGCGTAATTCGTGTTGGAATCAAATTTGTGGGGACGTTTGACATGCTTTTTACGGCTCCACGTAATCGTCAAAGTTTTCGGTGGTAACAAACGTGTTACCGTCTTCGCTGATCAAGCCAGCCGGATCTGTTGCCACCGAGACATCGGGCCGTACAAACGGCAACGTAATGCGTTCAGTCTGCCGAGCCGGAAGCCGGTACG